TGACCCATCCAAATCGCATCCGCTCCCTCTACATTCACGCTCATTCGGTTGTGCTGGATAGTGCCACGAGTGACCGCACCACCACCACCAAATCCGTGCATATATTTAATCTTGAAAGATTGCGTACTTGACCCATCCGAAAACTGATATCTAATCCATCCACCATATCCTCCCACTTGAATGTCCGAACTGGTCTTGTAATTTAACAAGGTGACAAAGCGTTCAATGATGTCGGTCTCTTGTCGTTTTAGGATAGCGGTCTCGTGGTTTCCGTAGGCGATTAACTTGATGTTTTTGGCATAAGGCTCAAACCAATCAACTGCGGTGTTTATAATGGCATCAAAATAATTTGCAGAATTATGTTCAGGTCGGATGTCGCTCTTTGATTTGCGTGGATCATATGCACCTTGCATCAAACAAAACAAGTCGCCATTGATTAAGATGTCGTGATTCCCTTTGACTGCTTGGTCAAGGTGTTTCTTGAGTAAATCCCTATCACATTTGGGATTGTCCCAATGTAAATCCGAGATGAGCAGAACTTTTGTTTCTTCCCAGTTCTTGTCCAATCTCAATACATTGTTTTTTTTCATATAGTGTCCAAGTGGATGTGTAGTCCTATTGCCTTTTTGAGACCCTCTGCGGAAGGTTTGAAAGTGTCAATGTAGATAGTATCAAATGAGTTGATTCGTTTCAATAGCGTGTCTCTCACAAGTTTCTCCCTCTCCACGATTCGCTCGTGCATCTCTACATTGATTGGTCGTTCAATGCGTATTGGTCTCTCCAAGTTGAAGAAAGCCAATAACACACTAAACAGGAACAACGCAAGTATTAAATAGATAAGGAGTGTTGACTTGGAAGTTGATTGCATATCCTGAAAGAATGTCGGTTTTGGCATCGTAGAATGGTGAAGCGTTGGAAGTGACTACCAATTCAAAATCCTCATCAGCGATGGTGTTATTGTCAATCAAAGCAAATATGTCTGCAACGATTTGAGCGGTGTCAGAAAGTACCTCAATGACATTGCTCTCACTCTCAAACACACGATCCATCACCAGCAGAGCAAAGTTGTAGGTCATTAGGTTGTTGCTTGTGTTGAGATTAAAACCATCAGGATACAACCAAACAAGCGGATAGTATTCAATGTTTTCAACCGTCAAATTTGACTGCTGACCAACACCGAACTTTCCGACCATCTTATGGCTTTCGGCTGCCGTTTGGATTTTTGCTATGATTTGGTTTAGTGTCATTCTTCAAGAATTTGAGAAGCTTTGCTTCGTTGTTTTTCTGCCACTTATTTGTCCTCGTTGGGGAAGTCATAATTCCAATAGCAATCTTTTGAAGTTGGAAGGTAAATGCCACCTACAAATGCGGTGTTCTTTGGGCGAATGGTATCAATTGTATTGCCCGGATTCAAAAATAAAGGATAGTCAGTTGTGTTTGTACGCAGATAATCACGCAGACGATTTGCATAATACTCTGCCTTGTCACGGTATCTGCCCTCAATCATTGTCATCTCCTCAACCGATACTGCACGAGCGTTGTCACTCTCCCTTGATGCAACCGATTTGTTCATCAGTTTGAAGGTCATTGGGAGCATCGCTTCGGTCAAGGTATAGTATTTCAAGCAAGGTGCAATGTATGAATCCAACAAAGTCGTGTTCAATGCAGTCAATGTCCCAGCAAAGGCTTGTGTTTGCAATTCGTTGTAAATGCCTGACCCGATGACATCTCTCACATAGATTTCTTGTGCCTCTTTGATTGCTGACTTGAGCAATTTGTCGTCAACATTCTCATTCAAAGGGGTGTTGTCCTTTAGATAAGTTGTACTTATGAAATATACAAAGTTGGTCATCGTTTAAGTCTCCTCAATAATTTTTGAACCCAAATGTGTCTGCATTGTGGTGTGTTGACATCAAGTGTTGGATTGTGATACCAACCGCCTCTGCGTTTCCACACATCGTATCCCAACTCCGCTGACATCATATTGATATCCTCACGAGAATACACACGACCACTATTCACAACATCCGTGCAGAACTTACGAGATGTGTCAATCAAAAGTCCTCCAGTAATGCCCGGAGCGAGTCCATATTGATATCTTACCACCAATTCAGTTTGAAGGTTCTTGATTTCTTCCAATCCTTTTGGAGTTGTCTGCAAACCATCCTCATATGATTTAATCAATTCGGCTTTGGCAAGTTTAGCAATCGTGTCAGCAACAACCTTTGCGTCAAGTTTGGTGATGTTTACGATATCTCCTACCTGAAGACCTTTGTTCTCTTTCAGTACATTCAAGATGGCAGATTCAATTGCATCAGCAAACTCAAACTTTGCCTCCTCAAAATCTTCGGCTTTCTCTCCATATTTGTTGAAGACAATCAAGTCACGCTCATCATCCCATCCAAAAGGGTTTTGTTTTGATAAAGCCACAGGAGACGCAGATGGTAAAGCATCACCTCCAGCGATAGGGGGAAGACCGGCCAACTGACGCTTCTCGTTGATTGTCATATTGCTCAACACATTGTTGGCAACCAAAGGACTCAATGCGTTGATGGCATCGTTCAAGGATGATTGTTTCACTTCGGTAATCAATGGCAATCCAAGCTCTTTTCTTGCTTCTTCGTTTGTAATTACACCAGCGGTGAATAACGCTTGGTAATCCAATCCAATTGGTGGCTTGTTGATGGTCTCCAATCTTACCTGTGCGATAGGCTCAAGCAAATACGAGAACACATCATCTATCTTTTGTTGGCGTGGTTCAATGTAGGCGTGATGGAACATCTCATATGCCTCTATTAATTCAGTTCTACCACCCAACTGACCTTCTACACGCACTCCAAACAACATCGGAGAGTTTACCTTGTGGGCAACAAATATCTCTTGTTGTACGGTCTTATTTAATAAGTCAAATTGCTTGTCAAAATCCGAAGGTTGAAGGTTTGAAATGACTGATTCTTTCTCCGTAGGATCGTTGTATTGAATAATCAATCCACCAGCGTTGTCCGTTCCTTGATAGTTCTCCTTAAATCTCCTTGCAGTTGCTCTTGCTTCTTCAGGAGTTGGGATACCCTTGAACAACTGGATGTGAGTTTGTGCCGTGAATCCGTTCTTGATGCTATTCAGGTAGTAATTTGAAATCTCGGTGTCAACCTCAATATATTTTAACGCTCCAACATAATCAGGCAAAGGATATTCTCCTTGACCGGGACGATAGAACTGGCAATAGTACAACTGCTTTGATTCTCTCGTGATTGGGTTGTAGGGAACATAGTGAATCTTCTCGGCTTTGGAATCAGTCCAATCTGCACAATAGATGAAGTCGCCTTCCAATCCTTTGCGGACATCCTTGAATGGGATGTGATAGTATTCCGCTGGAGCGGTCTTGGCTTTGTTCCAAATTACCTCTACGCAGAATCCATTGAACAACTCTGCATCATACGCAATCTTTGCTTTGAGTTCCTCATAGGTCTCGTAAGCGTTTATGTTCTTGAGTTTGGCTTCGGCTTTGGCGATGTCAGTTGTGTTTTGACCGTATACCTCCGTCCCAATACCAGCGACATATGATGCTTTAGCAGAAACGATTGCATTGTGCTTGGGTGATTTATTGAATAACTCAATGAGAAAATCAGGATACTGATTATCCGCCCCAAATGTCACGAACCCCTTCGCCTTGTTTTCTTTGAACACAGGCAGTTTGTTGTCGTGAAAGTTTATCCTTTGGAATATCATCACCTACAAATAGCAATCATTCCTTTTTGTTTGAGAACTTGTCAATGGATGTGAACCCAAGACAAGCAATCACGATGAATTCCACCGCAGTCACCAATTCAGGAGAAGGTGCAATATCACTTGTGGACAAACTATTATGAGCCATTGTTCCAAACAAAACAAAAGCACCGATGATCCCAACGAATCGCTTTGATGACATCTCTCCTTTGTCACCCGTGAAAATTTCTAAAATGCGTTTCATATGTCGGAAGATAGCAAAAGTGTGTAAGTGAAGGAGTTTCCGTGCAAGGATGCAGCCTTTTTCACAATAGCCATAAACGAATCAAAGTCAGCGGATCGCTTGAATACTTGACATCCCTCGCTCCAGTTCTCCACATAGGTTGAATCTGCACCAGCTTTGTGGATGTTGATTCCGTAGATTCCCTCCGTGATGACCTTCTCATCGTATGTCATATCCTTGTTAGCGTCTCGGTATACCTTAACAGGTTTGGCTTGTTTCAATGCCTCGTATTTGCCTTGATGCAAACCAATGGCGTGGCTTCCTTTATATTGACCGGGAACTAAACGAGCAACACCTTGAGCGTTGTGAAATTCTTTGACTCCCTTTGTGCCGGGATCGGTTGTGGCTGCCCATTGTTTGAACACCCACTCACCATTCACCTTGTAGGAAACGGTTAAAAGGTCATCAAATACATTGGTGACTTTGTTTCCGATGGTTCGGATTCCTATGATGTTGAGATTGTAGTCACCATTCTCAAAGAATGCGTAACCCTTCGCCTTCATTGCGGTCTTAATTTTGTCTATCATCTGCCTTGCCCTTTATATGGTTTGGAACTTTTATGCTTATTGATGTGCTTTGTATGTCTGCCCAATTTGTTTTTGGGTTTAACACGGAATGTGGTCGTGTTAGATTTTACTTTGGTTGCCATATGTAGATTCTAAAGTATTCAAAATCTTCCTTTCCTCCCTCTTGCACATAGTTCAACCAAGCATCATATACCTGACCTTTGAACTCAACTATTTGAATGGTTGTATCAATTCCGCTTCCAATCATCTTGACTGCATACACTTCAATCTTCTCCTCCATCTTTTCAACCTTTGCTTCTGCAACAACAACCGCCTCCTTCAATTCTGCCTTCTCTTGTACCTTCTCTTCAACCAATTTTTCACTCACCTCGTGTGCTGCTTTTGTGGCTTGACCAACTGCTTGTGTGTGGCTCTTGATGTTCTTTAATAGTGCATCCATCTCGTTGATGGGTGGCGGTTCAACTGCCCAAGATTCGGTGAACAAATAACCAAACAAAAAGACAAACGAGAAAATCCAAAGTAGGCGTGTCATAACTTTTTCATTGAGTTGATAATGCGAAGTTCGGTGATAGCTGCGGACAATGCAGAATCTGCGGTCTTCAGTAACTTATACGCTTGTTTCTGCTCGGCTCTTAACACCGCCAGTTCTTTTTTGCACTCGTCAATTTGCGACTGATTGGACGAACGCAAGTCCATATAAAGATAAGACACAGCCACAAGCATACAAAAAGCAACGGCAGCAACTGGATTTTTTTTGAATTGCTCAAAGCTTACAGGAATAGGTGATGGGGTTTTCTTGGCGGTCATTGCCTTAAGCGTTTACAAGTTTATGATTTCTACCTGATTTGGGTAAATAAGTTCTAATGCTGATTCAACTGCATTTATTAAAAGCAGTTCCGCTGGTTGTGTTTCGTAAGCAGATACGATCAACTCTAAACCGCTGAAAGTGGTGTTAAAATCTTGGATGCCTTGAATCGGTGCTTTGCCTTGTGCCAATGCTTCAACACTTGCAAAAACAAAGGTTGCGATTTGGGCGGGGATTACTCCGTCTTTTTGGCTTTTGACATCTGCGTAACCTTCTGCGATTACACATACTGAACCCGAAGGGATTGACAAACCGCTTGTAAGGTTAACGGGTGTATTGATTTGAATTGCTTTCATATATTTTCAAAATTAGAATAAATCATTCCAAGTGCTACCATTGTAGCAACACAATTTGTTAGTTGTTGAATCGTAAACTATCAATCCACTTGCGGGTGTGGCGATGGCATTCTTTTGGGTTGTGGTCATTCGTGGTGGAAGGAATCCCCGTGTTGTTGAATCAATGTTAAAACACGAAGATGTTACACCTGCAACACTTCCTGTATCAGAATAACTTATATTATTGGCATTGAAAGTCAAGGCACCTTGTCCAATGCTCATACCATAGATTCTGTTTAAGCCTATACTGATATAATCGTTATTAAAAAGACCCAACAATGTAACTGTACCTCGCATGATTGTTTGTTGGTCATCCCTAACTCTGAACAATTCGGTCCCCGCACTATTCTGCACCAACAAAGATGTTGTGGCTGATGTTGAGCCACCACCGCTAATTGTTGTTTGACCTCCCGCACTGACTTGAAATCTTAATTGTCCAATACCCGCATTGTAAACTTCAAAGACCCCTCCCGTTGAAATTTTTGCACGAATTTGGCTATTTATAGATGCAAATGAAATTGAACTATTATTCAAATCCCGACCAATATGTTTGAAATCAGTCGTGAATAAAATGTTATCCGAAAATCTACCTTGTCCAACAACATCTAACGCTTGTGTAGGTGCATTAGTACCAATCCCCAATCGCTTATTAGTATTATCCCAAAATAGATTTGCGGCATCACTTGCAAACGCTGAACCATTGGAAAACTGAATAGCACCCGCAACGCCCGATGGGTTGGCAGTCAAAACAATGTTACCACTACCAAGCAAAGAAGTTGAGTTCAATGTCTTGATGTTTGTTCCGCTGACAAGGGTGTCTTGTTTGGCGTTTAATGCCGTTTGTGTAGCAGTTGAAACAGGTTTGTTTGCATCCGATGTATTGTCAACATTGCCTAAACCTACCGCAGTTTTGTCAAGCGTTTGGAATGACTTGTCACCACGATAGTATTGAGCAGTTGTTCCCGGTGTGATTGTGTTCTCCTTTGTAGCAAGAGCAGTTGTCACCGATGTAGGTACAGGAAGATTTCCCAACTGAACTTTGGTTGTGGTGTTTGTTGCTATGTCCACAACAGGAAACACATCGTCCGTTGTCGGGGTTGTTAATTCGGTTAAGTCAGTTATTCTCTTGTTGCTCATAATTCTAAAAAGTTGCCGTCTTGACTTCTCAAGAAATCATTGTTTTGTGATAGTAAATAGCCAATAAATATCTTGTCAAATCCGATGTAATCACCATCTTGAGTTGTCAAATACGCTAAATCTTGCGTAATTAAAAAGTCAAAGTTGTCTTGAATGATTGTCTCACTCAATCCGGGAGTGTAACTCTTTGCAGATATTGTCGGTGTGTTTTGTTTTGCTTGGATCGTTGGAACATAACTCTTCTCACTCTGAGTAATGTTTCTTTGCTTCTTGCTTTCTTGAAAAACATAGGTTTTCAAATTTAGCGTGTAATCAACTTTCTTGGATGTCAGCGAAGGTTTGTATACCTTGCTTGTCAAAGTGCGATTAGATTGCTTTGAAACAAGCGTAGGAACATACTCTTTGGAATCAATGAAAGCAATTCCATCAAAACCAAGATGAAATGAATCTTGCGTCAACAACAAATCACCTTCTTGAGTTGCTAAACCAAAGAAAACATCAACAGGGGATGTGGGTAGTATGTTGTGTTGCTTGTTCACGCTGGTGAATAGAACACTTCGGGTTGTTCAACAAGTTGACATTTAAGAATCCCTGTTTCAACAAGCTCATTTGCAAGGTCAGGGTTTGTGTTGACTGCCGATGTTTGTGCATATACTTTGTACTCGTACTCGCCATTTAATAGCGTGAATGTTGCTCCTTCGGTAACTGCAAACTGATTGTATCTTTCTTTGAATGCAGAAATATCAGTCAATATGACATTGACAACTTGGTCAGTCAGCAGATGCGTCATATTAAACAAGAAGTATGGATTGGCAATCGTCACCTTTTCCGTGAGCGTTAAATACCAATTCTTTGATTCTGCTTTTTCAATTACCAACATCTCTACAAAATAGCGGTGAACTTTTAATGTAACAAAAAAGGGAGAGCATTTGCCCTCCCTCTTTTTCCTATGAATCAAGAACCAATTAGATACCTAAAGCGGTAACAACTGAACTCTGCAATTTGTAAGGTGCTTCCGCTTCAATCGCTGACAAGGTAACCTCATATCCATTTGAATCACCCATCGCAGTACCTGTGTTTGCAACCATAGCGGTCACATCACATCCGTACTCCTTACCTACCAAGAAATACTCATCGTTGTTGTTTCTCACGATGCAGAAACATCTGCCTTGTGCCAACAATTTCATTTCATTTCTTTTTGTGGTGGACAATCTGCGAAGTTTGAAAGCGACATCCGACTGGTTGAAGGATGTGCCATTTTCAACACTCACATTTGTGGTGATTACCATTGATCCGGTTGCTTTGGGAAGTTCGTAAGTGTAAACACTACCACTCGCAACGCTTGTTGCGGTAACTTCTCCACTTGCAACGGTGAATCCTGAAGTTGCCCAGTTAATCAAGTGGATGCTTTTGATACCTCCAACCGCATCTTTGCAGTCAAGGCTAAATCCTGAAGTTAGTAAACAAGGCATATCTTAATGGATTAGAGGGTGAAGTAAACGATTTCTCCGGGGAAAGCAACCTGAACACCAGCTTTGAAAGTGAAGCGAACACGAACTTCATCGTTATCCTGTGAGTACCACATCTTCACTTCTTCTTGCTCGTCAATCAAGTCAGTTCCCATAAAGAAGTTGCTCAAAGAACCAGCAACAATCTTGTTAGTTCCGTTCAAACCACCTACGGCAATCAACTTCATATTAGAACCGGGGTAAACCATTTCCATAGTAGTTGCAGCATCGCCCACATAGTGGAACAAGTTAGCGTTCTTCAAGTTAACCAACATCAACTTGTAGGCATCAATTCCCAAGAAGCAAACCAAGTCATCCTTTTGAGCAACGGCAGCTGGGATGTTAGCGTACACTTGATCCAAGATATCGTCAATGTTTGCAGCGGTGATTGAAGTGAAAGTTGTTGGAGCAGAGTTTGCCAATACTGGAGAAGCAGCAGCGATGATTTTGTTGAAACCATCAAAGCGACTCAAGTTAGGGTTGCCACTTGCAGTGTCACCTTGCCAAATGGCAGTTTCCAAAGTTTGTGCGATAACGGCAGCCTTTTCAGCACCGATTTGCTCTTCAAAAGGAACCATTGTTGGTGAACCCGGCATAATTTGGGTTTGCATCCATTTGGCTTCCAAAGTTTTTGGACACAAAGTTTCTTCAACTTTCACAGCACCTACGGTGATGTTTCTTTGAGTGAAGGCAGTTGTTCCTGATGGGTTGTAACCACAACCATCGGCTTGGAAGAAAACGGTTGAAGCAAGAATGTTCAAGGCTGATGCTGATTTAACACCTACTTGAACTTGGTTAGCAGATTGCAAAGTTGAGGAAGTCTTGCTTCCGAACAATGCTTTTACCAACAAGTCAGTTGACTGCTCATTGGTGTAGTTAGCGAGTGAACTTACATTAAATGACATAGTTTTATTTGTTTATAGAGTTTTTGAATTTTTTAAGTGCTTCAAAGCGGTCGTTCTTTTTGGTAGATACAGGTGCTTTCAAGGGTTCTTCGCTTGGCAAGTCAGCAACCTTTTCAATCAGGTCAATAGCTTTGCTCATAGCTTCTTTGTGTTTGATGTTTGATGCAGTCAATGACTCAACCTTTGCGGACAATTCAGCGATGGCAGATTCCAACTTGGAAACGGTGTCGTTGAATGCAGATACGGTTGCGAACTCTTCAGCCTCAATTTCAACTTCAACTTCGGGTTCAACGATTTCAGTTACGAAACCACCAACGGTTGTCACCAACATACCACCCTCAACCTCGTGAGTTGCATCAGGTGCTGGAATGTTACCTTCAGCGGTTTGAACGAATACGGCAGTACCTACCGCCAAATCGCCTTCCCATTCAATGATTGTGCCATCAGTTAAGGTAGCAGTTGCCATCTCAACTTTGACTTCTTCGTCCGAAAATCCCAACATCGTGCGGATTTCTTTCAATGTTTCTTTTGCGTTCATTTGTATAAAATTAGAGTTTGTGTTTTCGTGTTGCAATTTTATTTGCCATTCCACTTGGAAAGGACTTCTTTCAAAGCCTCAAGTAATTGCTCATCTTTGTCTTCAGGAAAGTCAAAAACTCCCTCAACGGAGAAGCCTTTGAACTCGCCATCTTTGACTCTTGCCCATACATCGTCATTGTCTACCAAGTAAGAGACAAACCACGATCCATCAGCAACCTCCTCAAATCCTTTTGGTGGCATCACTCCTCTTTCCCTGTCAATGATGTAAGACTCAAACAAACTTACTCCATCCATTATGGGTGTGCGGTGATGTGCGTTGACTGCATCGTATTTGTTTGACCTTGCCCATTTCTTGGCAATCTTGAAGATGCTCTCCTTGTCAAAAACGACATAGTATTCACCACGGATATCATCTCTGCGATAGATGGGTAGGTCGGCAATCATTGCTGCTCCAGTTACGATTCGCTTCTCCTCATCTTGGATGGCAAACTTTTGACCTTCTACCTTCAGCATTCTTTCGCACCAACGGAGCATTTCTTCTCCACCCCATAACAGGTAGGAGATTGTTCCACACGCTTCGGTATCATCGGGGTTGTAGTATTCCTTCGCACGACTCAAATAAGAGTATGTTCTTTGGATGGTCTCCATTGACAAGTTCTCACGGTTGGCAAGTTGATTTGCTCTTGCTTTTCCTATCAATGTAGCACATTTATTGTTGACCTTGTCATTTAATTCCATTCCACGGATGGCATTGTCAATTGCTGCTTGTGGATAGTCGTTTTGAAATGTAAACTTTTGACCTTTTGAGCCAAGTGCTTTGACAACATCAGGGTTGTTGTCGTAATGCTTGGCAATCCCAAGTTCTTTGATTTTCTCTATTTTGGCTTGATTTGATCCAGTTGCAAAGATGTGGTCACTCGGAATATCAATGTTGATGTTCTCTTTGGAATCACGAGCGGAAATGATGAATACCTCATCGCCATTTGCTATTGAATTAAGTATTGCTTGTTTGCCTTCAGCAGTTGAACCAACTCCATCCCAATCATAGGATATTTTTGCAAAGGCTTGTTTTTGCTCCCATAATGAGTAACAAATTGCAACCGCTTGTTCGTTGTCTTTGCCTTCGTTAATCAATACCGATACACAACGACTGATGAACTCATCCTCACTCTCATTTGGGTTTGGTTCAACAAACTCTTGGTTAAAAGCGAGAAAGTCTTTTTGTATGGCTGGAGATTCAACGAGAGAGACAAAGTCAATACCTGTTTCCTCGTCCCACTCGTTGATGTCTAATTTGTAAACTGGTAGTTTCATCCTATTCAAATAGCATTATTTTACAACGGACACTCTTTTGGTGTTTCCGACCCTTGCTTGTGTGCGTGAGATGTCTCCTTCGGTCACAAATACTCTTGTTGGGAATCCTATGCCTGTTTCGGTTGGAAGTGTTGATGAAGTGATAGTTGTTGGATTGATGCCGATTGGCGTACCTCCTACCATTTGACCTTGACCACTACCGCCCGAAAGTATTTGTTTAGCCTTTGCGACATTCGCCAAAATCCTTGCAACACCTTGTGCATAATACGCTGCGGTGAATAGCGGAGTTGCCGGTCCGAGAATACCAGCCACCTTTGCTGATGCTTGTGCAGATTCAGCATTCAAACCCGAAAAAGCAACTGCACTATCAATGGCAATCTCTACCAATGCAATCCCCTTTTGAATGTTCTCTCTTTTCTTCTCCTCGTTTGTCAAGATGGTGTTCAACGAAGTCAAGCCGTCAACGGTGCTTTTTGCCATTGACAATTTGGCGTCCATTATTTGTTGATCCGCTTTTCTATTCAGTTCAACTCTTCGCTGGTTAAACTCTGCCTCATTTGCAAGTGCTTTCTCTGCATACAATTTGTCAATCTTTTGAATCTCATCGTCATTGCCTTTTGCCATTGCAATTTGTTCCGCATACCATCTTGACAATTGTTCAATTTGCCCAACTTGCTCTGCTCCTAATCTATCGTATTCATCCTTTGCGTTAATGATTCTCTTTTTGCGTTGTTCGTCTTGAATTTGATTGTCTAAATCTTGCAATCTCTTGAGATGTTCCTTGCGTTTTTCTTCAGCCTCTTTTGCTTTATCTGCTACATATTTGTCACGCTCTGCATCAATTACAGTCAATTTATTGTTCAATTCACGATACAATCTTGCTTCCTCTTCAAGTTCATCTTCGGTCAATTTAACGCCTAACTCTTTTCTTCTTGCAATCAATTTTAACTGGTTATTGATGATTTTCTTTCGGAGTTCAAAGATTTCAAGTTCTTTGTTTCCCTGAACGGATAGCAAATCAATTTGACCTTGAATCTCTTCGTTGGTTGTGGTGATGGATTTAGAGAATGCCTTGTATGACCTTTCTGCTGCTGATGTTACACCAATGAAATCCGTAAACCTTTGAACCAAATTACCAATAATCTTTCCAACTTGAGCGAGTCCGGGAATGAATTTCAATACCGCTTGACTTACTTTGTCAAAGTTTGTCGCAACATATCCCAATGCAATTGCCAATGCCCCGATTCCAGTTGCCATAATTGCACCCCTCAAGGTACTGAACGCAGTTACAACACGAGTTTTGATGGTATTGGCTAATGCTCCAAATTGTTGCTGAACCTTTCCGAGTCCTTCAAGTCCTTCAGCCAATGCCATAGCACCTTGCAACTTGACCATTGTCTTCTGCAAGTCCTCGCTTTCGTTTCCAAAGAGAGCCATCGCTCCTTGTGCTGCTTGGAATCCACGAACAACACCTTGAACAACCGTGTTAATTTGAGCAAACTTGTCAGGGTTTACTGCTGCAACTCGGTCATTGAAGTCATCCATTCGGTCACGAGCTTCTGCGAGTGCTTGTTCTGCCTTGATTGCTTCAGGTGAAAACTCCCCGAATTGCATCACCGCTTGTTGTGCTGCAATGGTTAACTCTCTGATTTCTGCCTTCATTGACTTGAAGTCAGGTTTTTTGACCGTTAGGTCTATCGCTGCCGTTAGTGCCATATTAGTGTTGTCCAGTTATAAAGTAATCTGTTCCATCAGTCACAAAAGTATGTGCTGACCATTGTGAATTTTGGGTGTGTGTGTCGTTGCCATCAATTTTTGCAGTTCCTGTTGTGTCTATAGTCACTTGGTTTCCTGATGTAATCTTCTTGACAATGAATGTTTTTCCACTCAACCCACTTGGATTTGGGAAAGTAATTGTGACGCTTCCAGCAGTTGTATCAACTAAAAACAAATAGTCATCTTTGGTTGCCGTGTAATTTGCAGTAATCGTCTTGACATTTCCACCACTCAAGAATGTAGGATACATCTCATAATTTCCAATATAGAGCGTATCGGGTTTTGTAATTACAAAGTCATTACATACAATCGCACCACTTCCATCAGTCCCAGCTTGAAATGTTGTGTTCTTTGATACAACTGCAAAACTATCGGTAACATTATTGTTTTGAATTATTCCATCACCTTGCATTATTCCTCCACCGCCTTGACTCACGCCAACGGTTACACCTTTGATGCCGGGTTTGATTGGGATATCTCCACCGGGATAGATGTCGGACTCTGCATCGGTTTGACCCGCAGTTCCAGCACCGATTGTCTTTTGTACAATGGTCGCTGGTTCAATAAATTGTGCCAACAAGAACTCACATAAATACACTCCATCTTCAATGGGGTTGTAGTCAACGATTTGATTTAATCTCCAATACTGACCCTCAAAGAAGTACGCATCCGAGAATGACAAGTTCAGCCAATCCTTTGGAGTGATGCGGAAGTATCCTCTCAACAACTTGGAATTGGATCCTGTAATCTCACTCAAAAAGCGATAATAATAATTGTTGACAAGGTTTGAGTTGGTGTACTTATACCCAGCACCAAGACCAATCTCTCTTGGCATTCCAAAGTTGATGTCAAAGGTTGGATTGCTGATTGAATCCAAGTGAATTGTCAAAGGGATTGAATAGCGGTTTTGATAGTTTAAACCAACACCAGCATATTGTGCGTATAGCATCCAATTGACACGACTAACCACACCACCAAAATATAATATCCTCAAGTCACCGTCTTGGTAGTTGGGGACATACGACAAGACAAAGTTCTTTTGGTTGTTGTAAGAGTTTACTTGTGTAGGCGTGAAGGCAATTTGAATCTTCTTTTCGTTCTTGATGAACTGGTTGTCAATTTTGTATGTGCGACTTCCGTAGGTTGATTGATAGGATTCTTGATACAATACATTTGCATCATCTTTCCCCTCCTTGTATTGGAACACATACGGATTGGCTTCAAGTTCTCCCATTGGCACAATCTCCACAGGTTGAGAATAGTCAAGTTTGGCAGTCCAATCAACATTGTCACCATTGTAAAAGTCATCTCGTGGAACACAACGCAACATCTTTGGGTTGTCCTTGTCGGGTTCAATGTACAAATTAAACATCTTGACAAACGACATCAGCATCTCGCTTTGCTTTACTTCGGAGTTAAGGAATGCAGAAAAATCAACCGTCTCGCCATAGCCATAAGTGTATGCGGATTGGTTGCTCTCCATATTTGAGCCAACTCCGATGTCAACCTGAAATTCCGAATTTGTTAGATTGTGTAAATTGGCTTGATCCCATACTTGAGCCAAGCGGATGTCAATTATATTGCTTCCAAAGACTGCAAGTGGTGTGAAGTATAATTGAACATTGAATGATGGTGAACCAAAGTCAACTGTCACCGTGCTTGTTTGTTTCAATACTCCATTGACATACAATCCAAATACCAACCAAATGTCTTCTTGATAGGTTGGCGTGTATCCTGTGGATGCGTAATTGATGGACAAGTCCAAGTCAAAGACATAACTTCCTCCGACTGGTGCGGTGTATTGACCGGTTGTGTTGTTGTAGTTATTGCCATTGTCGTAGTTGCCCGATGTGGAATCGTTTTGAAATATGAGGATTGAGTTCAGGTCAAGCGATTGTGCGGATGTTGTGCGTGATGCTTTGAATCTGCGTGACTCTAATGTTGCAGCGTTGGCAGTCAGCGATGATGGTGCTGGAATGACCAAGCGTTTGAACCTATCCGAATTGAAGAATGAATCGTTTGTGTATGTGAACCCAGCATTAGTAAAGATTTTGTCAACTACGGTCTTGGCATAAAGCGAAGGAGTAAATTGACTTGCATCCCAAATTGAGATATTTGTCGGATGCCCTTTGTCAATCATAGCGTACATATAACCATCGCCATATGCAAATGCTTGAGGACTCCCGTTCTTGTAGATTTGATTTGACCAAGAATCAATGATGTTTCCACTTGACAAAGTGTGGTTGTACTCGGTGAAATCTAATTGGTTCAGTTTTCGTTCTGCGATAGTCGTGAAGAAATCCGCTGATTGTCCGTGGCAAGTTACCTCATAGGTGATATGTGTTGAGTCATCAACCTTGATGGACAGCAATCTCAAGAATCCTCTCAACTGCTCAACTCCGTCAGCATAAATAATGCAATCCGCTTTGATATTTGGGTTGAAAGATGTGCCATAAACGGTCTGCTCTACCTCAAACAAGTGAGAAAATATCTTGTTGTTGTTGGCAGTTCCGGGAATCTCAATTGTCTTTGACCACTCCGACTCTCGTGATTCAGGTTCACGGATGTCTGCAATGGATCGTGTGATAAATATGTTTGGGTTTTGGAGGATGTCCAAAGGTTGCCCATCAACGAGAATTTCTATCATTGGCGTTGGCGTTTTGATTCAAAGGAGTACGACATATCCAGCTCAATGAAGAACGCATTGTCTTGAATGTGCTTCTTGACTTCGTAGGTATTTGCGTCTATATTCACCGCAACCAATGTCCCATCGTAAGCGTACACCACAGGGGATGTGAATAAATCCAACAACCATTGGCTCTCGGCTTCAGTTATCCAATTGCTGAACAACTTAACCTTGTGAGTCATATTGGTGTCATATGTCTTTTGCTTGAATGCTGATGTTGTGTATCCGTATGATGCACTCAATGTGTAAGGATTGGATTTGAATTGCTTTCGTTGGATATCGTATGTGTCTCTCCTCACCTTGTTGAATCGGAATGAGTCAAACCCTCCGAGAGAGTTCAAGAAGAACAAATCAGTTGTGTCGTATTTACTACACTCATCAATGATGTTCACTCGGTAGGTTTCGGACAATACGGTACTGCTCAACTTCAACTGAATGTCGTAGTATGTCGCACCGCTTGGGATTGTCAACTGACTACCTGATGGAATGCGTACGACCTTTGATGATGGTAGGTTGATTGTTTGTGTGGATGCGTCCGAGTAAGTCACAAGGGCAGTTGTTGCCGTGTTGCGGATAGCATAGAGCCAATCCTTTTGAGTGCGGTGGATAGTCTTGCTACGGATAGGTGTCAAAAATAATCCGTTGCCATCCATTGTGTATTGACCATTGTAGTTGACCAAGTCAATTGGATTTAACGCAGCATTCCAAACGCTTCCAGTTGCGGATGTCAAATTGGTGTACTCAACAACGGATCCTGTAGCACTTGCAGAATACTCATAACCAAACTCCACCTTGTAGTCCATTATTGAACTTGTGCAACCACTTGCCGCAGTATCGTTGTAGTTCCAATCGTATGAGACATAGTTCTCAAGGATGCGTCCAATGTTGAACACTCCTTTATTGGTGCTTCCGTAGTAGATTGGTGCTTTGAGTTTGGCGAGAGATGTTGTGTTCTGCTTGACCTCTGCAATGAACTTGAAATTGTCCTTTGTGTAGATTCCACCTGATGACTCCGTAATTACAAAGTTAGTATCATTGTACGCTGGGGCGTATTCGTTTGGTTGTTGTGTGATTGATAGTGCCACGATAGAAAATAGCGGTTCAGTTGATGCGTCCCAAATGCACAATTAAATGGTTGATTACACCGAATTTGTGGTAGTTTACCCAATATATTGTCAACCTATAGGTTTAGTTTGTGACGGATAAATTCAACTTTAAGGTGTCATATAACAACCAAAACCATATGCTTTTGTCCCTTTTATGGCAAGTTATATTGTAACAAATTTACATCGCTATTTGTTACAACATCTCATTCAAACAAGCCACAACATAGGCATTGAATCCCTTCGCTGCGGATTGCTCCAATCGTTTCTGCCTCTCTTTGGTCTTGGCTTTGTAGAATGCGATTGTATTGAGGAACTCTATCAACGGCATCTGCAAGATAGCGTCCCACTTTGTTCTATCTCCTTTGACTATCTTGTCAACTAACTCCAGCCACGCAATTGGACTTACGCTTCCTTGCTCAATTGGTTCATCTCCTCCTTCAAATAGGTTAGGATAGTTTCCAATAGTTTGGGATAAACTGCCGAAAAAAAAACTGCGTACGAATAGGCATAAGTAACTGGAAGGGATAGGAACAATTCGCACTTCTCTTGGTAGTTCGCTTGTGCATCCGTCACCTTCTTTGTCCTACCCAAGAAGTCAACCTCGTAGGAGAGCAACGCCATCACCTTATGGAGCGACTCAATCATATCTCCATTGAAGACTTGTTGCAGTTCAATGAAGTGGTGACCACAAATCTCGTTAGTTGTTTTGGCTAACTTCCATCTCCTTCCACGATGTCGGAATGAGAAACTCACCTTATCAGTTGGGAGAGTGTTTAAGAACTCCAACTTCTTGAGTTCAGTTGTCAGCTCATCAATTGGCATTGACTCAACCTTATCCATTGACCAATCGTTGACGATGGCAAGAGTGTTCATCGTTTTCTCAATGTGAGACATATCACGACAAGAGTGTATCTCTTGCAGTTGGTAAATGCTTATGTTATTCCATTTCATATTATGCAAAGTAAAAAGTTCCGGGTCTGTTGTGTGCCTTGCAATCAACCGCCAATGCCAACGCCATCACGCAATCATCGTGGAGTCCTTGTGGTGCTGTGTATCTTACACCTGTTCGTGTGTATTCAAACTCAAAGTTCTCCATCTCGCTTCCGATTGGTTCTTCGGGAAAGTAGACCGAGTTCTGCTGAACGGAGAGAACGAGTCCTTCAATGAGTTGTTGCTTTGATTGTGATGTAAACTTGAACCCCTTGACTCTTTGACATACTCTTTGGATTTGCTCCACGATAGGATCGCCAACGCCAGTTGAGTCAATGAACGCTGGAGTGTTTCCAATCAACCGAATGATTCTCTCTTGTGTTATCCCCCAATCCGCTTGGAATCGGTCACAATATGCCACACAATTATTGGCATCCATTCCCACAATGACGGTATAATCCGAGTATTTTGCAAGGTCAATTCCCCAAGCGACAACCGTCCCATTTGTGATAGGTCGGTAGCATCTGCGAATGTTGTCAATTCCAAATGGGTTTGTCTTGTCATCCGCTGGTTCTGCCAAGTATAACTCGTTGAAGACATTTTCAGGAAGGTCACGCTTTGCTTGTTCTACCTCCTCAAGTTTGAGAATCCCCTCCTTGACCGCATCATATGCCGTAATCTTAAAATAGCGATAGTCACTCTCTCCACTTCTTGCCCTCTCCCCTAACTTGTAGAACCAATTCTTCTTGCCTTTGACATTCCCAATCAGTTTGCATTTGCCTTGTGTGGCAGTTAGTGTTGAACGCATCGCATACCACGACTCCTCACGCATACGAGATGCCTCATCAATGACGGCAGCATAGACATCATCACCATACAAGTTATCGGGTTTCTCTCCTGACTTGAACTCTATTCGGGATCCTGTTGGAAGCGTGAGCAGTAACTTGGTTTCATTGCTTTGGAAGAAGTCCCGGTCATTGACTTGCGTTTTCATCCTTCGGAATGCTATCTCCGCTTGTTGGTATACAGGTGCAACCCACCAAACGGATTGTCCTTCCTTGCATTTGAGTGCCTGTTCAAACAACCATATGATATGTGATGCAGTCTTCCCGGTCTTTGTACTCGCAGCAGTTATCGTGAACCTCTCCTCACAATCAAGGATGGCTTGTTGGTAACTGGTCACATATGGTCGCTTGTAGGTTATTTGCATAGTTTATCATAAACCGCCAACCGAGTCAGGTTGTGCAGTTCCAAATTGTGATATGTGTTGCAATAGTCAAAGTTGCTCCGTCCCATAGATTGGCGAACCGAATGACCAGCGTCAATGAGTTTCTCAATAGATGCTCTCCAATTATTTTGGTTGGTGAATATAACCCCATCGTTTGATGTGTGGTAGAGATAAGGGAACACGGCAGAGCAGATGATAGGAATGCTATACGCTGCGGCTTCCACAATCTTCAGTTCACTCTTGCATTGGTTGAAATGGTTGTCCTGAAGGGGTGCAAGTACAAAGTCAAAGTGCTTATAGACCTCTCCATATTCCCAAACTGATGTTCCTTCAACGACCTTCGCCTTCGGAATCAGTTTGACGATGTTATTCCAATGGTCGCTCGGAGTGTAACCAACGATGTAGAACTCCACATCCATAGCGTTGATGTCATCAGCGATGAGCTTCAAATCCTCCTCGTGAGTTATACCGCCAACCCATCCAATCTTGACCGTCTCATTCTTTTCCTTTGGTTGCGACCATTGGTTGTGTGTCAGGTCAAGGCAGTTTGGTACGACATAGACATTCTCATTGATGGTTCTCACCTCCTTTGCCAACATCGGTGTTGTGGTGATGACTGCATCAGCGTAGTGGATTGCGTCCTTGATGGCGTTCTTGATGCCCTTCCTGTATGCCCAATATGCCGGGTTATATTTTGGGAGTACCCAATAGTCATCAACATCTATCACATAGGGTTTCCCAGCGTCAGCGATCCGCTTGAGTACATCGTATTGGTATTTGCCCAACCATCGTGAGAAAACAACAAGGTCATATTTGGAGAAGTCAACCGTCATCCATTCCTCTTGCGATTGGCAAACATCAATTGTCGCTTGTCCATCCAACTGCATCCGTAGGTGGGGTGTATAGATGCGGTGATAAACCACACCATTCATTCCATCAGTTAGTATCAATAAGTTCATTTAGTATCTTTTCAAAGGTATAGGTCTTGTTGTAGTCATAAGCGACTCCTCCCATCGGAATCACATTCGGACAATTGTGGTACGACTCAAGCATTCGGTTGACTTTCATTTGCTCTGCAAGTGCAAAGGTAGATGACTGATTCCCAATCACCAACTTCACCGAGTTGATGACCTGTGCCAATGACAAAGCATCTCTCACCTTCAGGTGTTCACAATCTAACTGGAAGCGTGAGCAGAATGCGTGATATTCCTCTTCATATCCAAAGAAGATGCACTTGTGATTCTTGAGCGATTTGTAGTTTATATCGTTGTTGCGGTAGCGTGTGCTAAAATTCAAAAGGATTGTGTCCTTGAGTTCTTCAATCGGTTCAGGTGCAATCACACAAGGTTGAGTCAAGTCACAAGTCAGTTCGGGATACACAAAGAAATGGTTTCTTCTCAAGTCCCCAGCACTCAAGTTGAGTCCGTGCCTTCGGAATATGTCAAAGTCATATACAATGTCGGGGTGAGCGTTCATCTGCACACTTTGTATGTATGGTTGGAACTCAAGCAATGGTTTGATGTAAGCGTATGAAATTGGGTTCATACAATAACCACCACCGGGATGATTGGGTGTGCCATTTGGTTCACGAAATCCGATGTGAAGGTCAATCTTCTCTCCGTGCAACTCCGATGCTTTCTTTGTTGCGGAAAGAGAATAAATCAAATCACCGATATGTCCTGACTGAATGACTCTCATTCATTTGGCAAAATTGGGATAGGCATCCAATAAACAATTGTCAGGTATCGGTTGGTGTACTCACAAATCCACATATCGTCCATATAACGAGCGAGAGTGATTTCACCTTGAGTGGTGTGAACCAACTTCAAATCCTCGTCCGTTGGTGGGTAGACATCAAGTCCTCGCCAAGTTTTTTTCATCGTGGTTTGGGAACTGAAAGTGAATGGGTTGCTTTGCTCTTCTCGTGTGGTGCTTTCATACGATTGCAGTTCACACGGACATCACCGTATTGGTTGACCACAAGTTCGCCACTCTTGATGGCTTCGTTTAATTTGTTGATGTTGATTGATAGGTTGAGTCCATACTCATTCTCCCATCCGTTACCGAGATAAGTTGTCATTGTCTAAATTCAAAGTTATTGTGAAATTCTTGGATTCTATAGTTTGGTCAATTGTTTCTTTTGGTTTGCCCTGTGAGCGTGTCAAGAGCATCTCCAAGTTGAAGAGTGAGTTTTTGTCGTGTCCCTTCAGCAATGCTCCAGCGATGGTGCGTTCCATTATGGTGTACTCCTCCCCTCGGTCTATCTTCTCCAACTCCTTGCGTGATAGTGAGAGCATTGACAACATCGTGTCTTCCACCTGACTCTTGGTGTAGCCAATCTCTTTCATTTGCGTGATAAGTTTCTTCGGTCTTCCATTGCCGATTCTTCTCTCATCCTCGCCCTTTTTGAATGGTTTCAAGTTTTCTTCGTTCGCCATAATTTTCACATTTGCTTCACATTTTCAAGCGTTCAGCGTGTTTACATTTTAAGAAGTCCTTGAATTGCTTTTGATCCCCAAACTTTGTATGACAGGCTCTGCACAATGCTTGGAGATTTTCTATGTTGTCGGCTTCCTTACTCCCTCCCATTCCCCTCGCTTCTATGTGATGGATGTCAACAGCACTCGTTCCACATACCTCGCAAGGAATGAAGTCACTTATGTCATATCCAAAATGATTCAAGTATGTCATCGTGTGTTTCTTCATCTCATCTCTAAATTCTCTTCATTCAATATGCGGTGCAACTCATTTCTTGTCTCTTGGAATGCGTTGATTGATTCCTCGGATGCGTCATCACTTGCATACTTGACCTTTGCCCTCAAGTATTGATCCAGTTGCCACATAGCGTGAGACCACTTCCAACCGTTGGAAGCATCTTCAAACTGCTCTTGTTCTTCAGGGAGTATGAATTCAAGGGTTGCTCTCATTCTTTCTTCTCCTCTTTGGTTTCTGCTCATCGTCCGCAAGTTGTGCTTTGGTGAGTGCGTCTTGTTGCTGGTTCGCCCAAATCAAAAGTGAGTGGAGTGCTTCCGTCACACAGGTAGAACAATTTGGTAAGTTGCGTCCAAATATCTCACGATGAACCGCATTCAATTGGTTGGCTTGTTCTGCCGTTGGTTGGAACACTTGGGTTTGCTTCCACTTGTCAAATAGTGGTTGAAGGGATAGGATGAATTCTATGTTGGTCATATTTTAGTCTCTAAAAGTGCAACGATGACGGTGGAAATGGATGCGTACAAGATACCAACAAGTCCAT